AACATTTCCCTTGAGATTGCCAGCAAATTCTGAAATTGCAGGAATGGCTTTGTCAACAAATAATGAAACCATTGGAGTTATAGCATCAAGGATAAAACCGCCTACTGTTTCCTTGCCTTCATCAAACGCAACTTTAAGTCTGTTCATCTTTCCATTGAAAGTGTCAGCCTGAATAGAAGCCTGGTCTTTGAAGGTTGAAGCCAAAACCGCAGTAGCGGCATCAAAGTCTTTAGACTTAATTATATTTTCATCGATGCTAACGCCTAGGCGCTTTAGTGCGCCGAAATTACCATCATGGGCTTTTGCTAAACTTTCAGAGACTTGGGTTAATGATTTTCCGGTTCCCGCCGCTATATCTAGGGCAAGGCTTTGAAGTCTTTGTGCTTCTGCAACATCTTTAGTGGAACGAACCAAGCGATCTAGTGAAGGTCGAAGTTCATCATCTGTAACACCATTGGCTAGGGCAGTCTGAAGGATATACTCTTCAGTTGCCGCTATTTGGGCATCAGTGGCCCCTGTAACGTTCTTAAGCGATGCGGCTAAGCGTAACTGCGCAGCCTCATCTTCTATGGCCGCTTTGACACCATCTACGGCTAATTTGCCAGCATAAGCAACGGCAGCAGCGCCAGCGGCCAAGAATGCAGCGCCAGCAATTTTGCCAAACTTTGTGAGCTTGTCTCCGAAGCTTTGAACGTCATTTGTTCCTTTAGTGAGGCTCGCACTAAGGTCTTTAACTTCACCAAGTATCGCTAACTTAAGCGTTCTGGAATCGGTAGCCATTATGCAAACTCCTTAATAATCTTTGAGAATGCTTCTTGCCATTCTTTAATAATATAAGGCTGGGCAGCCTTGAGTGTTGGAAATATAAAATAACCTTTGTTGCCTCGGCCTAGCGTTGGTGTTCTGTTTGGGAATTGTTTGAATTTATTAGATCCAAACTCCATGCCGCCCCATAGGCTTTTGGTAGTTCCACCGCCAGAAAATCTTTGACTCGCAAAACCAAGGCTAATTTCACCAACCTTGGAAGTTTTAGAAACCTTGCCATTGTCAGCAATACGGGTTGCAACCTTTGTTGCTACTGTTCTAGTTCCTGCAGCTTCTTTAATTTTGCCAAGTGCGTAATCTGCAAGAGCGCCGGAAACCTGTTTGGCTTCTGCGATTGCAACTTCATCCATGACTTTGAAGGCTTTGATTACTTCTCGGATCTCTTTCCGATTGTAAGCTTCAACCTCGGCCTGGTTCATTACGCTCCTTTAATATCTCTATCGCGGTAAGAATGTCCTCGGCAGTTTCCCATTCCCGCATCGGGATATGAGTCGCTATCGCTAACTCGACTAGGAGTCGATTTATGCTTCCGCGCTTATGGCTTTTGGGTCATCATCGCCAACTTCAAGATTCGTAATGCCTTCCATCCAGACATCTAATGCCTTAGTTGGTTTCCCGGCAGCTTCTCGCTTATAGGCTGAATGGGCTACGAATAAGATATCCCACATACCAGAAAACTCCTGGATAGATTTCTTTGTTGCCATTTCCCACTTTGCGAAGTCCGGTGGATAGGCCACATAAGTAGCACTATCCCCAGACGCGAACTCGACTGTTATTGATTTTTTCATTTTGCTCCCTGTTTAGTTTGTTAAGCGAAGTTCTCTGTTGGTGTTCCAACTACGAGCATTGACCATGAATCGGTTTGTGCGCCTGGTGCTGCGCCGCCGACTGCTGGAAATACTGGGAATGCAGTTCCGGTAAATACTGCTCCGGTTGTTGCAGTGATTGAATATGCAAGAGCAGTGTTTGGTGCAGTTTCGGCTGCAGTCCACATTGCTTCGAATAGTGATGAAGCGACGCCCCAGTCAGCTAGAAGCTCGATTGAAAGTGTCCACTGATCGTCAGTGTGCTTGTAAGCCTTGCCATCTAGTGTTTGGTAAGTATCGATAACTGGTGAGTTTGTCAAAGTAACGCTAGTTGTTTGTCCATCATACGCTGATGAAGCGATGGTGAAGGTAATGTCGCGCCCTGTGATAACGGTTGTTGCCATTGGGTTTTCTCCTTAGTTGGTTTGCGTGTAGTAGGTTGCCACGCTTATATCTGCGACAAGCAAATTGCTAGCGCCTACTTGTGTAACTGTTGGTCGTTGAACTGCTCCTACTTCATACCCCGCTGGGATTGCAGAAACAACACTTATGATTAGCTGCTCGATATTGTCGAGAGACGCTGGGTTACTGTTATAGGCAACGCAGACTGTGATTGTGTAATTAAGTTTGCAGTGGAAAGATGATTTTCCAATAGTATTAAATTCGATATACGGTGAATCTGGAACGCACACAATTGCAGGTGGAATAACTGTCTCCGGCACAAAGGCGTAAACATTTCCAGCAACGCCAGCAAGAGCAGTTGCCAACGGTTGCCTAACGGATGAAAGGATCGTTGATGCGGTCATTGAACAATTGACTCCACATCGATATAAGGCCCTAGAAGCCCAACGCAGCGGTTGAATAGTGAGCGCCCCATCCGATACGGAGTTGGTGTGAAATCCACACCTTCGATTTGGCCACCAGGAGCGACTCTGGATTGAAAGACTTCAACTGAAACAACCAAGACTGCTGATTCGACTGCTGAAACTCCAACGTAAGTTGAAGCGCCTGAAAGTGTGGCAAGGCCGGATGGAATTACATTCTTTGGAAGAATATCTGCGTTAGTTAATGCAACTGAGAATTCGTAATCTGAAGGAACGGCAGTGATTGTAAAAGTGCCATTGAATGGTGATCCGCAACCAGTAATAACAACTGATTGAGTTAAAGAAAATTCGTGAGCGCCCAAAGTGTGGTAAGTAGCAACATTGTCATTTAGTTCTACTGCGTCAATTGGTTGGGCATACTTTGTGAGCATAGGAAGAATCACTTGCTCAGCAGTATCAATTATGTCTGTTAAATATGCATCTGAATATAGAGCGGTAGAGACGCCAAGAATAGAGCGCAATTCAGCGACTGTAACTATTGATGCCATGTCTCTACCTCTCTAGGACTGCTGGGTGAGTCGGGAGCAACCCACCCATGATTAGTTTGTTATTACGCTACGTTTAGCTTGCGGAATGCTGCTGGGTAGCGGTTAACTACTGCAACGTATCCGTATAGTCCGATGTCAAGCTGACCATTTGCAACTACCGCAGTGCGAAGTTGGATTTGGCTGCTTTCGTGGAAGCGCATTGCGTTCTGTGGATAAACAAGTGCGTGCTTAGCGTTTGCATCGTCACCTGTGTAGTTAGGATCAACAACAAGGTTAAGTCCAGCGACTGTGCCAGAAGTTGAACCTTGTGCAATAAGTCCGTTCGCATTCTGCGGAGCCGCAGCCGCAAATAGAGGGCGACCAGTGCTATCAACCGCTCCAAGCAAACCTGAGAAGTCAATACCATCTTCGCCACCTGTGTTTGCAACTAGCAAACGGTTTGGTGTCATGCGCATTACGCCAAATGAATCAGCAATACCAAGAGCAATTGCCTTGTAGATTGTTGATGAAGATGATGCTGTTGCGTTTTGTGCAGCGATTTGTGCAGCATAAGCATCTGTCTTTTGAGCATAGCTTGCAGCCAACTCACGGATATATAAATCTAGGAAGCTCGGATCTGACCGGTCAACCAATTCTACATCGAGGCGACCAGCACCTGCGAACTTAACAACTGTATCTTCTTGGAAGGTTACGGCTGTATCTGTTGAAGAGAATTCAGCACCTTCTGCAGTTAGTGCAACTGTTGCTTGTGCGCCAAGCTTTGGAGTGAAAATTTTCATCCCTGATGCAGGAAGCGCAGCGCGCTCGATGCTATCGATGAATGGGCGTGATGAATCGATAATGCCGATTACATCGCGTAGATAGTTAGGTGGAACCATACCTGTGTTTTCTGCAACTGTTGCAACTTGTAGTGCTGCGATTAGATCGCGAGCATCTGAGTCGCCGCGTGATGCTGCTAGTTGTGCCTTAGCAACTTGACCAGCGGTTACATTTAGGTTAACACGTGGAGCTGAATACATAACTGGCGCTGATGCGCTAACAGTTACTTCTGACTTTGCAGCTTCTACCGCTTCGGTAGTTACTGACTCTGAAACGGTTTCGGACACTAGGTCTTCTCCTTCTGGTTTAATATCTGAATCATTTGATTCAGAAACTTCTGGTTCTGCCGCTGCAACTTCGCTGACGCGAGCTGAGTCGATGGCTGGATCTGTTACAAGGCTGGTCTCTATCATTTCAGATGATGAAATAACCATTGAACCTTCTACGTTTTTCCATTCGTTCAACTTAATTCCAACTGAGAAGCCATCGCGCAAACCTTCTGCGGCTTCTAGTAGTGAATCATCACCGGCGATAGTGCCAGCAATTTTGAATGATGCTTCGATGCCGGTATCGGTAACTTCATAACTCATAAGTTTGCCAATAGGGCGTGTTCTGTCATGTTCAAGCAAGAGCTTCACATTTTTTGGTATTGAGATTGAATCTTTTGCAAAAATTGTTTTACCAGCAGAAGTAAAACCTTCTTCGCCCCAGGTTACGATGCGGCCTGTAAGGGTTCTGGTTTTGCTATCCGCTGCGGTTAGCGTAATAGGTAGATTTACTTTCATTTAAGTAGATCCTCTTCCTCTCGGATTTCTTCAACGCTCATTGCGCCGATTCTGTTTAGGATTTCGTAAACTTGCGCACGTTCTAGTGGGTTGCCACGAAGGAACTCATCTAGTGAGAAACGCACATAATTACCCGCGCCTACAAAGTCTGGTTGGCTTAGGCGTTGTTCAATTGCAAGAAGAATGTTGCGACCGCCGAAGTCAATTAATGAACGGCGCTCATTGATTGCGTTTGAATAGGTCATTGATGTTGATTCGGCGGAAGCAAAGAAAGCCGGGATATTTAATGCGCGGCATAATTCAAGCGCGACATATTGGCGAGCCTCGTTTAATTGTAATTTGTTTGGATCAATACCCATTGCCTGTAATTCAACGTCAGCATTTAAGAATGCAGTGCTGCGGTTAGTTCTAGCGATGCGCCATGATTCAAGAAGCTTGGAAATTCTTTCAGAAGTTAGGTTAGTGCCATTAGATTTTAAAACCATCATTGGCACTGGTTCTTTTGCAAATTGTTCTGCTGCATTTTCCAAGGCGATAGCCGCCCGGATAGTGCGGCCAGCACGATTTAGAAAACCTTCATCAAGTCCGTTGAATACAACAAGCGAACCAACGCCAAATGGTGGAACTTTAATGTTATCAACTGAGTAGCCAATAATTTCAGTTCCAAGTGAGTTTAATTCTGGTAATACGCGATCAGGTGAAATGCGGGTCCACTCTTGAATGCGACCATCTGCATACATAGACATTATTTGTCCGTAAGAGACTCCTAGGAATAACAAGTCTTCCGCGACGTAGCTGTAAATAGCAGAACCAGGAACGCGTGGATCTGGTTGATTAATTACGCGGTTTGGTTCAACGTGTGAACCTGTTGATTTTACATATTGTTCAAGTGGAAGTGTTGCGAGAGAACACAAAATGTTTCTGCCGCGAGCGATTGTAGGAACTGCCATCGCAGAAGCTCTGGATGCAGTAGATACCGGATATAGCCAGTTATTTACGATGCCATTATTAGGTGCAGGATATGCAGCGGCATCGACCGTCATTGGTTCCGGTGCGATTGTTGGTAAAAAGAAGTCTTTGATTCCCATTGAGACAATTTTAGCATATTTGTCTAACTTTAGACATTTAGCCTTGGTGTGTCTAACCTATAAAGATATCAACTTCCGTTTCCGGTCGTGTCGCAAAGTGGGAAACCATTGCCATTGCAACGGCCGCGCATATTGTCGAATTTGAAACTTTACGGCCTAGATACCAACCGCCATCTTTGAATGGAAGTTTGACGGCTGATAGAACTTGTTTAGTAAATTCTTCCTGGCGTTTATGGATCAGTCGTTCTGAAGTAATCGCAGATTGCATTTCATCACAAGCTTGGCCATATAAGGCCCCATCAATTGGAGTGGTTGAGATTCCGGCTGGAGATAATCTCGCAGCTACTGCTCCGGCGGTCTGCCTTGAATATGCAACTGTTGTAGTTGGATATTTGCGAACCCACACTGCTAAATCATTGGCAAGTGCCTTATCGTCTATCGCTACCGCGTTTTCCCAAGTCTGCAATAGAACCACAACAAACTTATCGCCCTTTTGTTGTCCGGCAATTAATGCCGCAGCTCTACGGTCTGGAGATAAGTCGATAGCCATCCAAGTTTCTTGCTCCTGGTCTAGTTCTGCCGACTCATCCCCACACGCATCCCAGAGCGACGGATTTATTGCTGGGTTTATCTGGGAAACCCATTGACATAAAACTTCTGTTCTTACAATTGATTCTTCATCGTTAAGAATGGCCCGAAGGTTATCTGGATGAACTGTATATCCGAGAGAAGGGTTTGAATATCTAACCGCTTCCCAGAATTCAGGTGTGTCTCCGATTTGAACTTCCATTGGAGCCGACCATTCAAACCAACCTATCGGATCATCAGAACCAGCGGCCGCAGCTAATCCACGTTCACGCATTCTGTTAAGAACTACTGAATGCTGATCTCCTGCGTTTGAATAAAGAATAGCCATTGGGTTCTTTGAGGCCATCTGGGTAAATCGAAGCGATGCCCAGACTTCTGGGTCTTGGTATTCACGAACTTCATCCAAGTGGATAACATCCGGCGCAGCAATACCACGAGAAGCCGAGTTATTGGCACGAACCAAATATCTAGCCCCATCAATTAGTTTGATTTCCTGCGATCCTTTAGTTTCATACTTCTTGGCAAACATGGCAGCCAATTGAGGATGGTTCTGGATAATCTCATCTATCTTCCAGAAGATTTCAGATGAAGTTGTTAACTTGTGAGCAGTGTGAACTTGTAATTTCTCGCCCAATTCGAACATTCCCCACAAGATTCGAAGCGCCAGGAACGTAGATTTTCCTTGCTGCCTGGCTACGAGAACGCCTATTTCAGAATGATACCAACGGCCATCTGGCTTGACCCGGTGCATCTCTATGGCCAGAAGCTTCTGCCAAGGAAGCAATTCGAACCCGATTTTGGCGCAGAAGTCAATCATTTCCTGCCCGCGTGAAGGTAAATCGACTGGTTTAGACCGAATACGCGGTTCTGTCGCCCCTAGGTAAGCCCCATCAGGGTTATTCAAGGCTATCTGGTCGAATGTAGTCATGACTTAGGGTATCAGGCCTGATAGTGGGTAATACTGTCGTTTTTGGGGGTAAACAAACCAA